CATAAACAATAGTATTAGGCTGGAAAGTATAGTATGTAATATTCTCGATCTTTGTAGTCTCGACATCGTCCGTATACATGAGATCACCTTGCAGGACTCCTTTAATGCCCAACTTAGAAAACTCTTGCAATGCGACTTTAAATTTTGAATTAAGTGCGCCAGAGAGGTCATCGTCAATCTCCTTGGTTGTTTTGTATAACTTTGGATTGACGTTAAAAACACTCTTCTTCGCAACAAAAAATTTACCATCTTCTGGATCGATACCAGCAAAAATCGCAGGAGCTCCGTCCCACTTAACAGTCATATTTACGGAACTACGACTGGCTCCTGCCATCATGTCTCTGAGGGAACGCAGAAAGTTTAATGCAGCTCGACCTCCATCAACACCGTAGTTGAGTATTTCGTCTTCCAAATGTTCAAGGTGTAGATTTTTTCCACCCTTGTCCTCTAGTAATATTTCGTTAAACCTCATCATAACAGCTTTACCGTAGTATTTACATTTACATTAACATCTAATTGAAATGCTTGTAAGGCATAATACATCCCTTGTTTAACTTTTTCTATAACGACATCTACGATTTCTCTAATTTTTTCTGTTAACCATTTCCATAATCCCATTATCTTATTTTTAAGCCAATTCAAAACATCTTGAACTTTCTTTTTAAAACTAATTTCTGTTAAAGAACCTTCACTCAAGAGAGTTTTGTTATGTTCTATCTCTTCTTTAGCAGAACCTTCTAATTCTCCAGTTTTATCTAACACAACATTAACACCCACTCTTAGTGCCTGATAGAAAGAATACCCTGCCTTTACACCTTTAATATTATAAGAATTAGCCTTTAAATCTGGTCTAACTTTCATTTTTTTAGAAGTCATAGCAATAAATTTGTCATCTATTTTCAAGAATTTCATTCTATCCATCCTATAATCCCATATAAGCATATGTGTTGCTTCACCTTTGGAATCCCCTGCTCCTTTATTTGGAAAAGCTTTTCCTCCAAATTTTTCCCATCCTGTCATAGCTTCTTTTGCGAAAGCATTGCCCACTTTTGAATTGCTAAAAGCAGTCTCAAATAATTTAGTTATCTGGCTTTTCATTTTTTCTTGATTATCTACAATCTCTTTTGCTTTTTCATTTCCAGTTTTTTTTGCTTCTTCTGGCGACATTTTCTTTAATAGACCAGAAGTAACTTCGGCACCAATAGTTCTAGTATCATCTACAAAACCTTCAACTGTAGAAATAAGAGCATCTTTTAATTTACTCGACTCACCAGAAATCTCTAAAGCAGACAAAATAGTTGCTTTTGCCTCTAATTTTTTACCTGACATTAATTGAGCAGAAGGGCCCTTTACAGAAGTTTTATTACCACCCACCGCAATATCTGCTTTAGATGTATCTATTTTTTTATCAGTGATTTCTTGCCAAGGTTTAGAAACAGACATCTTAGATTGACCAGCACCAGCATCAGATGAGTTGCCAGGTAAAGTTTTCTTACATACTTGAGCAAACTTATATAATACGTCTAATTTTTCTTTATCATTTTTACCATTAGTTGCAAAAAATGGTTTACCACCAGCATCAGCAGCTTTAAGAAACTGTTTAACAGTTTGATCTTTTAATATATTTGTGTCGAAAGTTTTTTTACTAACTCTAGAATTATTATGACAGGCGGCAATAACACCTTCAAAGTAGGTAGACGCACCCTTTCCTTCAGTTATAAAAAAATTCTGTATTTTATCTATAGGTGGGGTATAATTTTCTGTTTTTGGTTTAACTTGCTTAACGCAGTCTTGAATCATCGACATCCACTTTCTCCATTTGTTATTATTTAGTATATTGTAGAAGTTGGTTTTCTAGATAATTGCCCCTTAAATATTTTTCATCCTTTTTTTTGATCACAGACCTATAGTTCTTATAGTCTGGATTAACCTGTTTAGTCTTCTCAGCATCAATCAATCCCCTAGACTCTAATACATCAAATATGTCTTGCCAAGGTTCTCGTATGGCAAATTTTAGTATTAGTCTCTCGTATGAAACCTTCTCAACACTATGCTCCACAGAACCTACGTCTGCCAAACATGCTTCATAAGGATAATCTTTTCCGTATATATGAAGGTCTGGTGTAGTCTCTGGTTCCAGATTAAAATTGATACCTACGATACGTTGATAATCCAAATGCTCTGTCAGTCTTGTGTGTGGTAATTGAAAGGAAAATCTGGGTTTAACATTCATATCAGTTATACCAAGGTCATCCATTATTTCTTCTACAACATGATCACATTTAAATAATTTCCACCACATCAATATTGGAGGATCAAATCTATGCCATCTCCCTCTTTCATAATTATCATAGAAGTAGGTTCTTAAATATTTCTTATCAACCTGATAATTTAGATGACAAAACATCCTTTATTTCCTTAAAAGTTCCCTCTGCAAAACTTAATTTAAATAAATATCTATCTTTAGTAGTATATACAGCATGTTTTTCAGATGTGTTCAAAAGACCCACCCTGTAATAAACCTGTTCATCATTTTCAAAATATATGGGATCGGGGTCTTCTGTCAATACAAAATTTATACTGCATTGAGTGCCACGATCTGTATGAAGACCCAATCGATATCCTTTTTTCTGATAATAAAATCTAGGGTAAGATTCCATTCCTGTTAAATCTGTAAAATATTTTGCGAGAGATAAGGCATATGGGCATTTATCTACATCCTTAACATGCACTCGTAGTTTTTCATAAAATTTCGAAACCTTCTTTTTTAAATGGGGATTCTTATCAAACCATTCAACAAAATCTTCATTAGATTGATTTCCTACATCAGTAAATGGTTTGTACCCTCCGATTGCTGTTGCTTCTTGAAGTAATCGTTTTCTATCAAAGTTAAAATCAAACTTCCATAGACTCATACCTTCCATCCTTCTCCAAATACCTGTCCAGAAGGAACGGGGTCCAGAAAATCTTCTTGACCACTATCTACAAGATCACTTTGTTCTGATATTTTGACATCCGATAATCTCATCCTAGCACGGTCTATTCCTATAACGAATCTTTTGTTTATCGTGGGATCATTATAACGGTTCTTCAACTGCTTGACTGCTATCTGATTAAGTTCATCAAGTTCTTCATTAGAGATCAAAGCAAATAAGAAATCAGCAGTCTGGGGCAACCCCCAAGACTCAGCAGTATCTGTCATATCTACATCTGTAGAAGAAAATCCTGATCTGGTAGTTTGAGTTGCTGTGAATATAGGCAAATTCAGTTCCACTGCTAACCCTCGCATTTCTTCTGCACAACTTTTCACCATTGTATAGGAATTAACATTACTTGCTCCCTTAAATCTACTGGACGCACAAATATTTATATAATCCACGAATACAATATCTGGTTTAAAAGATTTCTTAATAGCAAGTTCTTTAATCAATCCTCTAAAATGACCAGCATGTGCCGAAGCAGTTGGATACTCCTTTACAATCAAAGTTCCAGAAGTGGATTTTATAATCTTTGCAATTTTATCATCAAACATCTTCTTCGGCAAATCATGCAAATCTTCCATACTTATGTTCATTAAATTTGCATCAATCCGTTCTGCGATCCGTTCCTCTGCCATCTCTAATGTAATATAAAGTACATTCTTCCCCTGAGACAAACAGTTTGCAGCGACATGACACATGAACAAAGACTTACCAACACCTGTGCCAGCAAGTGCAATGTTCAGTGTCTTGGGGGGCAGTCCTCCCTTGGTGATCTTATTGAAGAACTCCAGATCAAACGGAATCTTCTCCTCTACTGTGTGATAATATTCATATCGGGAGTCACTATCCAACAGGTAATCGTGGCCAACAGCATTATCGAAACCCACAGCAAGGGCATCTGTGAGAATGCTCGGAATTGCAGATACATCTCTATCTTTATCTTTTCCATCAATGATTTGTATGCCTTTAACAATCGCATTATATACCGCCTTATCCTTACAAAATTGTTCAGTTGTATCACACAACCAATCGAAATCTACATCTGTAGATTTTAGTGTTTTTATAACTTCAACTACTTTCTTGTAGTCTAACTCATTTAAATCTTTCCTACTTTGAACCTCAATTTCTAATGAGGTCTGAGTTGGTATTTTCTTATACTTGTCAACGAACTTTGCAATTTCTTCAAATATCGTTTTCTCAGTTCGATCTGAAAAATAATCTCCCTTCATGTGAGGGAGAACTTTACGTGCATATTCCTCGTTAGAAACTAATTGAGTTAATGCCGTTCTTTCAATCGTCTGATTTATACTCAAGATTATCTCCTTCTATTTGCTCTTCTATAATATCTACAAGAATGTCTCCTATGAGTGTAAAAAACTCCTTATCAAAACTTTCTCTTTCTAATCCATTAGGATCTACTATATCATAATTAAACCTAAAAGGCAAGTCTCCTACATAATCTTCTGATGGTGGTTTTGGTATTTCTACCTTGCCATATTTATAGATAACCCCATGAAATTTACCCCCATTTATACCTATACATTGCCAATTTTTATCATTGTCAGAAACAAAGGTATAACTATCTTTTATATCAGACATAATGTAAGTAACTCCCTACGATATATTTTGGCACTTTTATTGGTTTTCTACCAGCATGAATCCACGGCCACATTGGTGGAAACATCAAAAGATTGCCTTGAATACATTCTGAATACCAATGAATATCTTTTATTCGAAATGCAGTTTGTCCCTCTTCATTACTATCTAGATATATAAAAAACGCAAGAAATCGTCTGGCATTCTCATGATTGTGTACATCAACATGATCTTCAAATTCATCGACATAAGGCAAATATTTCTTCATTCTAATTTCTTCAAATCCATATTTTTGGGGCCATTGATAATCACCATTAAGACATGTTTTCTTGTATTCCTTTACATATTCTAAGTAAATCTTTATTAAAATATTTAC